GGAATGATTGGCATTGCCTACGTTCCCGGGCCAGCACTAGCTGGATTCCCTGACAATCCAACAGAAGAAGACTTCGCGGAATTTATGCCAAAATACATACAACTTGAATCAGAGTGGTCAACAAGCATGATGGTGACCGCTAGCAGCTTGCGAGATTTCACAGTCTCAAGAGCAGAGATTTCTAAAGGGACCGTATATGGAAAACTGTTCATTTTTACTGTCTCAAAGATTCAATCCACCTTCACTGATTCTAGTATAACAACCTACCTCAAGTTGTTTTCAACTTTGGTTTTGGCGACATCAAAATACACCGGATTTCGCGTGCTTGACGATTCAGACGCAACTTCAACAAGCCTGCTAGGGATACCACCCTTTGACCTTGCAAGTTTTGTTGATGTAGTTATGGATGGACGAAGTCAGTCCCTTTATGATGGAACTGAAGAAAACGGAACACCTGGACCTGGCCGACTACTAGACTTCTTTGGAATGCCAAGTTCTTCTATTTCAAATGTTTGGTATGGGGGTAATGGTTACAAATTCCCCTCAAACACTGAATACGTGGAATATGAAGACGGAGAAGGAAGTGGTCTCGATGACCTTACACCTGTCAACAATGATATAACCTGGGTCGGACTATCCTCCCCAGATGAACGGCGTCCAACAACTGCGGGCAAAACAGGCGACGATTTTTATATCCGAACTCACAAGTTTGATGATAAAACTGATGTCACTGTCCAGTTTTCTTTCGAAAACACCGCCATTAAATGGGCTGGTAATTATTTCCCAAAGGTCTGGTCGTCACTGATTGTAGGCCTGAATACAGCGGAAACTGAAAATGGACTCACTGAAGGAGAGAACAGCACTACTAAAATCGCGGTGCTGCCATGTTTTATAAAGCAAGAGTTCTTGAAGAATACACCGTATTGCAACAAGACAATTCAAATAAACGTTGGCCAAATCCCAAACGGATTTACCCGGTTGATAGGCGTTGCCACAACTTCGCCTTTACCTGGCGTCTCTTCTACTCAATATGGAATATCGACTATGGATGATACATATAGCAACAATGTTGCTACCATCAAATGGCTGGAGGAACGAGGAATTCCATCAATAGTGTGCACAGCAACTGCAC